TGCGCCGCCTTTGATGATATTTCGTCTTGGTATTCTCGTAGTTCCAACATATCTTTATCTTAATTTGGGGTTAGACCTTGTTCTATTCCATGCCGACTGATGCTGATGGCCGGGGATTGGTCTGCCTATGGTTTTTAATATGTGGTAGTTTTGCTTGTTCTGTTTTCTGATTGCCTTTTTGAAAGTTTCGACTTGCTTCTGAAGGAATACAATCTCGTCTTCGTGGATTTCAAACCTTTGCTGAATGGCTTCTTGCAACTGCGCCAACGCATTTTGTAGCTCCTCTGTATGAAATTCCGACGGGATGTTGTGAATAGGAAGCCCCACATCCTCTTTCAGGACTTTCACAATCAGCTTCAAGGTTTCGCCATCCTCTCTGCCGTTGATTTCATCCATCAATGAAGCGTAGCGTCGTAGCGCAGCCTCAAATTCTTCTGTGGCTTGCAGAAGCCTAATCTGCTTCCATAGTTTCTCGTCTTGCGCCATCGCAGCCTGCAATCGCATGGATAGATTCGTCATGGTTCAGAGCTTGTCAAGTTTGACTTTAGTCTTTTCGATAGCCCTTTCCACGGCTTCCTTAAACTCGTTGCGCAGGATTTCTGGCATCATCAACCCATCGTTATCAGTGAGCCGTTTTACGTCTGGCGTAAGAAATGACCACCAATGCGATTTACTTTCTTCCGTGGCTTGCCGGATTTCTTCAAGACGCTCCAGTGTTTTAAGGAGCTTGCTTGCCTTTTCTGCTGTTTTCTTATCCATGATTTAGTCGTTTTTGATGACTGTTTCCAAGATTAGACCGCCATTGCCGATATGGTCACGATAGCCGTATGACAGCTTGCAATACTGCTCATAGGTAGGGCGTATCCACTTGATGACATTCTCGCCAGCGGATGCGGCTTTGAGGGTTCGGACGTGCAACATTCCCTTTCCGCATTTGGGGCAAGTGACGACAAACGGGGTTACGCCTTTGACTGCATAGGTCGTGATAAGATGATGGTCGCAGCCCTCACATTCGTACACGTCGTATTTTCCGCGACCGTCATACATGTCCGAATTTTCGATTTCATCGCGGAGCTTGTTGTATTCTTCTTCTGACATCGTAGGGAATTGACCGTCATCCATGTTCAGCTCTTCTTCTGTGGGCGTGTAGATTTCCACCGCCTTGTCGATGGCATCCGATACGGCTTCTTCATAGGTATTGAAGATGGGTGTGGTTTCGCGTTCCGGTACGAAGTTGTATGGTGTACCGTCTTCATTCTCCAATCTGTTGATGTCAACAAGGTCGTATGACCACTGTTTGCGTTTCACGTTGTTTATCTGAACGTGGATGCCGGCGTAATCGCGCAGCCAGTCGATAGCCTCTGCAAGCGTGAAGCGAGGGCAGACAATTATTTCCACCTTATCGCCTTCAAAGAGCTTGTCTATTTCTTCTATGGTTGACGGTACGGCGTGTTTGTTACGTTCCTCGCAGTCAAAATATACTGCATCGGCATCTTCGCAATCCCATAAGCCGGTTTGAGCTATGGCGGTTGCTTGTTCGTAAGTGATGTATTGTTTCTCTTTCATATCGTTGGCTTATTATCGATTATTTGTTGGGAATATCCGGGATAGGCATCCAATGTGTTATCCGATACCCCAGATGCTTGTTAATGTCTTCCTCCAGCTTGAAGCCGTATTGCTCAAAATACATGAACTCGCGCACATGGTTGACAAATCGCCCATGACGTGCCGAGCGAAAATATTCGCGGATTAAAACCATTTCGCCGTCCTTTGGCAATTCCTTTTTAGGGTCGCGCCACGGCGAGTATGCGGCTTCCTTTTCTGCCTTGATGTTTTGCAGTTCTTTCAGCCATTCGGCGAGCTGGAGGTGTTCATTGGCACACTCGCAGTTTCCGAGCTGATTCGCCTTTTTAAGCGCGTGGTCTATTGCTTCTTGCAGTGTCATAGTTACTTCTTATAGGGCTTAATTATTTCGTTAAATTTCTTGTCGGTGACATAAAGCGATGATTTGCGGTCAACACGCCTTACAGCATCGAATATTGGTCTGATTTCTTCAATCTTTGTGGTCTTGGGGAAATGTAGTCTGCCAGCCATCTGCTGACGCTTCCACATCTTTGGCAATAGAGCGATATAATCTTGGTCGAAATATACCGGATTGCCGAATCCAAGACTATAAGACCAGTTGTCAACAATGATACTGCCGTCGTATTGGCCTTGAAGATGGAATTTGGCATCGTAGGCCTCAAATAACTCCCGGAGGTCATCAAGAAAGCAATCCATATCCTTGCGGTCTTTGTGTTGTTTCTCTTTCCAATCAAGACCCAAAATATAGGATATGCGGTCGGCAGTTTCCTGTGAAATGTTGCCAAGAGCAACGTCAGTGCTTAATGCCACACGGATTTCATTGATGGTTATTTTGGCTTCCGTCTTCATGGCTTATCAGTTTAAGACTGTCCGATAAACACTCTTGATAGCATCTTCCTTTGTCTTATGAAACAAAGGTGTTTTTATGCCGTGCGAATAATCCCACTGGGCATAGTACCATGACCTCTGCCACCACTTCCGATAGACTACAACCCACCGGGTCACGATTTCGCCAAGACCAGAGAATTGTTCTGTCTGCACGTCATATCTTGTTCTGAAAGGATTCTTAAATTTCATGTTCTTTATTTAATTCCATTGGAGGCAAAGGCGATAAATCCACGATTTGCCCCAGCGGTGTCATTGTTGTTGATTTCATTATTGCCTGCGCCAATTCCATTTTGAGGATGTTGTGGGCTGACTTGTCGGCGGTAGTTTCTATGAAGCGCACAGCCATGCCGGATAAAATCCATATTGCATCGCCCAACGTGGCTTTGTTTTCCGTAAGGGTATCATTGATTGCCTTTACTACATTTGCGGTCTGCTCGTCTGTCATGGCTGCTGAATTTTATCGGTCAGTGATTTCTTCAATAAGACGTAATCGCCTTTTCCGCTAAACTCCTGCTCTTGGTATCCGCGCCGGTAATACCAATCAAGAATTTCACGCGACGTATCTTTCTCAAGCCATTCAAGATATACGGCATCGTGGCCGTTTTCTGCGGCTATTCGTTCCGCACGGTCAAGCATCCTTTCAGCGTGACCTTTGCGACGGCAATCCGGGTTAGTCCATAACGCCCAAATAAAGGCAGTGCCACCAAAATCCTGTGCGGTATCAAATAGTTCCAGATGAACGGATGCGCACTCATCGATGATAATGTAGCGCGTCTTGTCGTGCCATTGTTGGGTCTGAATCAGCATATCAATAGTTCATCGCTATGTGTTCGACATCGATGTTGCACTGACGCAGTAGTTCCAATCCTTGATGCAAGCGGTAGCTTCTTGCATAGACCACACGCTTGATGCCGCATTGGATTATCAGCTTTGCACATTCCATGCAGGGCTCATCCGTGACATAGAGGGTTGCGCCGGTAACAGGTACGCCATTCTTTGCGCATTTGGCAAGGGCGTTGCTTTCCGCGTGTAAGACGTAGAGATGCGTCATCAACCGCAATCCGGCAAGCTCTTGGTCATGCAGTTCATCAATCGTTGTGACGTTGATAGATGTGTCGGTTATATCGTCATAGGCATATTCGCAGACATTAGGCATCCCGGACGGAGTTCCGTTGAAACCGTCAGAAATAATCTGGTCGTTCTTGACTATCAGACATCCTACATTCAGACGTATGGCATAGGAATTGGTCGCCCATTGCTGTGCCATCTTCAAATATGCTTTGTCTTTTTCTTCTTGGGTCATGTTGTTTCTATTTTATCTTTCAGTAGATTTAGCGCGAAGCCGATACCGTACATCAATGCGATTTCGTATGTTGGGAATACTATACCCTCTTTGACATCCCAAAGGTCAAAAAGGTGGACTACCGACGGGCAGCGTTTGGGTAAATAGACTTTTCCGACTACCTCAAACATATCTTTGCCCCTCATCAGGACTTCTACAAAGATGCCCTTTTCTTCGCGTAGCCATTTGGCGGCGGTGTAAAGTGATGGCGCGGAGCAAAATTCGGTCTGATTCAAATCGGGGTCATTATGGTTTTCCGTTACATGAATGGTGCGGAGAGCCATTGTTTTCTTGTTAGAAAACTCTTTGAAATAATAGCTTCTGACCGGCCAATCAAAGCCAAGGTCTTTCAGCATACGCGCATGATGCGGCATCACAAACTTTCCACCAATAGGCTCATTGAACCGAAGCGTTGTCTTTTCTTTCTTCATCTTCTACTTCGCGTTTGATTTCGTTCAGATGTTCGATTGCGCTGTCAATAAAGCGATACGCCATTTGGTAGCCGGGAATATCCCAATCGTCGGTCTTGTTCAGCACGTATTTATGCCTGTGGCGATGCACGGTAATCAGAAGATAATCACTTCCGCGTACCAATCGCCATATTGACATCAGTCGCCTATACAGTCTTTTCATCGGTCGTGTTGTTAAGTGCGTAATTATTCCGACATAGCCATTCAATAGCCCGCACACAAGCCTCTATGGGATAGGCGGGCTGCGTAAGACCCTTGATGCTTCGCACTCCCTCGTTGCTGAAATATCCGATACCCCAGCCCTTATCTTCGTAAGGCGCAAAGTCCAGATAATACTCCGTCTTTCCGTGTTGTATGCAGGACGGCAGCATGGATAGCAATGCAGACAGACTCCATGCCGGGGTTATGCCGTCTTCGCCGTATATCAGCGCGGCTTCTTTGTATGGCAGTGTGCAAAGGGTAACGCCATCGGCTTCATGCGTCATCTGCGCACGGTCGATAAGCTCGCGCCACGACATATCGGCGGTGCTTTCCTTGACACCGCAGTTAAGCAGTCGTTGAGCCTGTTCTAAATTGGTAGATTTTCTGAATTTCATCATTTTGCGGTGGGTTTGTCGTATTCTTCGTGAAGCCACTTAACAAGACCGAAAGCGGCATCGATAAGTTCCTTCTCAAGCATCATCACGATTGGGCCATAGCCTGCGCTCCATTGTTCCTTGCCGTGACGCTTGATTGTCAGCGGCCAGTTGTCAAGCCTTTTCGTCAGCGTCGGCGGCAGCAAGTCAAGAACATCCGATAAGGTGAAGCATGGCCGGTAGCTGTTTCCCATGAAGCCCTCAATGATAAAGACCTCGCTTGCGTTTTTGCGCGGTATCCCGATTTCTATCAGCTCTTGGGATTGTTCCATTGTTAGTTTATCTTTCATCTTCTTGACTTGTTTAATTCGTTTAATATCTGGTCGTAGGTTTTGCCGGCGTACTGCGGCTCAAAGACGTTGCCGATGACCGTGAAGTCATGGCGGTAGGATTTCCACATTTCGCCAAGCGTAGCATAGGAAGTGTTGATGGATGGTATTCTTGCGTCGGCGTTGATGTAAAAGGCGGTCATGTAGGGATGCCACATTACTATGCCTACAAGGGTGCGAAGCCTTATGATGTCAAGCTCGTAGATTTCTTTTCCGTCACAATCGTGAAGACCCGTGAACTGCGATACTGTCCCGGCTCTGACTTCTTCAAAATCGCCTGTCGCGCAGTCGAAGATTGATGCCCGATGGTGTGAAAACTCATCGTCGTAGATAATGCCGGTGTCTATCAGCCATTCATCGTTGTCGCATCGTTTTCCGCGATATTTAGCTATGTGTCCGCTCATCTGAAAGAGAATAAAGATGGCGGCGGGCGACCACGTTAGCACCCGCCACCGGGTTATTACTTCGTTACCTTGACAAAATCAATCGGAGATGAATATATCGGCGATTTTCCATCCCATTTGTCGATGAATTGCTGTTGCAGAATTTCTTTGGTAAGACCGCGTGAACGGATTAACGCCTGTTCGGTTTTAAGCTGTTCCAGTTCGTTGCGCTTCTTCTGTTCCGCAATCTGCTGGTCAAGTACCGTGATGTTGGTATTGACTTCGTTTCGGCTATCGATTTTGTCGCGTACCTTTGCTGAAAATTCAAGCTGCGCGGAGAATGTCAGTAGTCGCAATCCGCGCTTCTCAAATTCGCTTTCCACGATTTGTTCCAGACGCTTCTCAAAGGCAAGCGAGCCGCCATTGGCCATAAGGCTGTCAGTGGTATGCTTTCGGCTTTCTTCTTTGATAAGGTCGTAAATCCGGGGTTCAAGGATATTGTCTTCAAGCGACTGCATGAATCCGTCTTTGCTGCTTTCCGTTTCTGCCTTGTCGATGTGCTTGTTATCGAATACCACGTCAATGGCTCGCTCCTTGATGACCTTGTAGGAATATGTGGGCTTGGCCTTGAACTCAGTATTGTCAGCAGCCTTGAGGGTTACAGGCTCGGCGAACTCGCCGCGCTGGTCGAAGAGAGGTACTTGGAAAAGCTCCGTACCCCATTCGATAGTGGAAACCTTGCCGGATACCACCTTGAAGTCTGATTTGCCGTCCTTGCCGTAGTTTTCCATAAGGACACCGGCATAGTTAGGCGCGACACGTTCACATGACGAGAACGCGATGACGGCCACAAGAGCCATCAGTATAAACTTAACTTTCTTCATTGTTCGTTGTCTTGTTATTGTTGATTGGTTTGAATATGAAGTAAACCGCCAGAAGCAGAGCCAGCACCATGATGCCGATTCCACCCCATGCGGTAACGTGGTTGTAGAAGCGATTGCCGATAAAAAGCAGGGCGATGACCGCCACGACTTTAAGGATTGTCTTTGTTTTCATTCCGATATTCGTTGTGTGGGTTGTTAATAGTCTGAATCCGGGATGCGATAGCATTGGCAATTCGCGTCGTGGGTTATTCCAACACCCTCTTTGCCATATCGGTAAAGCAGATAGCTATGCCCCTCGTAGTTGAACTTTGTGATGCGTGACGCACATTCCTTGTCTTGCATCTTCTGCCAGTCTTCGTGTGTAGCCGATGATGTGCATGACTCAAGAATAAGCGTCAGTATCGCGGCCATGAATAGCTTTGTCTTCATTTCGTTATTGGTGTTATAATTGGTTTCCAATGGGTGTAATATGTATGCTTCTCAATGTCGCCGCGCCAGTCATCCTGACAAACCGCTTCAATGTCGTTGTCGCGGCTATCGTAGATTACGAAAGACATGTTGGCGAACATTTCATCAAGGCAATCTTCCGTAGCGAAGCCGTTCTTGTCACGCTTGATTTCTGCCCATGCCTCCATGCCGGCGGCGAAGTCATCGATGCAGTAAAGGCGATGGTGTTCAAACTGCGCCATTCCGTCGGCGTAGGCGGTGGCTAATCTTTTTACGATGGGTTTCATGTCATTGCTGATTTAGTACGATTTCGTCATCATCATCGCCGTTGAAGTGTAGTATAAGCTCGCGTTCCGTGGCTTTTTCGCAATCCGTAAACATGCAATCGTAGCACATATCATCTTCAATGCTTTCTTGCTTGCAGATGAACCAACACCGGACAGGATTATCATCATTCCACGCCCGATTGTCATAGATAAACCACTGATTGATGTCGCTATCATCGCGCAGGGCTGCAAGCGCAAAGAATAATTCATCGTTATCCTCGCAATCGTGTACGCCCTCGCTAATTTCGTCTTCCGTAGCATTGAAGAAAGAGCCGTTTTGCACTACGGTGCAGATGTGATTTTTCTTGCTCCTTGCAATCATCGTAGTTCCGCACGGATTGGGGTGTAAGCCGAAGTTTATCAGCTTACGCCATATCCGGGGATTGCTTGCGTGAATAGCACATTTGCCGAGGAAAGCCATTAGTCTTTTGGATTTTGGATTGTAAACATCGGGATTTTGTTAAGATTCTGATGCCACGTCATTGTTCCATCCGTGACAAAGCCATTCAGGGCAGTTTTAGCGTGTTCCATCAAAGCCTTGTTGATTTCGTGCATGGATACGCAGACAGGTGCGCGGTGTTCGGCCACGCACTTGTCTTGCAGTTCCTTTACGATGTTGTATATTATTTGCTCAAAGACAGTCATCGCTTATAGGGTTGATTTCCGTTAGGCGGCCAGTCGAAAACGACTGCCCGCGTACACAATTAAAATGCGGCGACCGCCCTCACCGAGCCACTGCCGTACTTGCTGCCGGTGCCGGTGTTGCCATCACTGAAGTAAACGAGCCAAGCGAAGCCCTGACTGCCCTCGGTGGATGACCAAAGCCAGCCCTTGATGGGTGTTCCACCGACATACACAAGTGCTTCATTGATGCGCGAAGCGAACATCATCAGTAAACCCCATTCGCCCATAGCCGGGATATATTCGCCATTCTCAAGCAAGTCGAACGGGATTTCCGAGTCGTATTCATTCTTGATGTGTTCGGTGTTGGCTTTACCGGCGAAGTCTTCAAAGGCGCAGATGCCCATCTGACGTGTGTAGTAAACCGATTCTTCCGGTGCGCTTGCTCCGTCTTTCAAGAACTGATATTCTTTATCTTCGCCACCGAGATTGTTAAGCGCGACAGCGATATGACGGCCATTGTAGATTAAGCCTACATACTTGACGTTTTCCTTGCTATTATGCCCGGTAAACAGCTCATACGAGCCATCTTTGTAGATGATGTAAACACCATCCGCATCCTTATAGGGATTTGCGGGCGCAACGCTTTCCGGGGCTGCGACTCCACAAGCGGCATCATTGCCGATAATGAAGTCAAACGCTTCTTTTGCTTCGTCGCCAAACTCGCGGTAGAGTTCCAGCCTTACCTGCTGAATGGGCGACAATAGGATTTCTTGTTTTGGTAACATGTTGTCGGTTTATTAAGATTGTTGTTTCAGTAGTTCGGGATTATCGAAGACGTTGCCGATGATACGAATCTCGCGCTTATAGTCGTTCCACCAATCAGGACGTATCCGTTGCCACGGCTCAAGGTATGGCTTATCAAGCTCATCAAGATTCGCCATGCAGAACGCGGCGTGTTCCGGTCTAAATTCTATCTTCTTGGGATAATAACCATTGACTGTGAAGATGTCGCCCTCAAATATTGGCGTTCCGTTTGCGTCGTGCAGGCCCGTGAACTGGCAAAGGGTATCGGGGTCTATATCCATCTCGGATTGACCCTGAAAGCCTTTCTCGCGTGGTAGAACGAGGCGATGCTGTGCTTCCGTAGCAAGTTGAAGCTGATAATACCATCCGGTAAACCATGTACCTTTGGGGACAGGCTCGCCGTGACGGTAGTCATTATTCAACAGCTTTGCCCTAAACAGGATGTCACTCGGCTTCATTGCTTGCGGCTTTAGGGTAGATTCCGTATGTAAGACAGCCGCAGCGCGTGTCTATGTCGATGTCTTCTTTGGTGTTGAAGACAACCTTTTCGCCACTGATGCTCGTCAGTTCCGTGCCGGCGGGGATTACATCAAGCAGCCATATCGGGATTAGCCATATCGGTAGCTTGTCAGACCACAGATTGAAGCGCAGTTCCTTGCAGTCGTCAACGGTAAGATTGCTCCAGTCGATGTGCTTGCGAAGCTCCTCAACCATCTTGTCGTGGGCTTCCTTGACTTCCTTTTGACAGAATTTTGCGCCCCAGCAATCGCCGTAGGCCACGGTTTCTGCCGCCCGGTTTGCCATGTAGGTCAGGCAATTTAAGATTTCTCTTTTCATTGGTTTACTCTTTTCATTTTAATCCCGAACTTGATATGTACGCCAACTGCACTACGTCATACATTCCACCGACAACCGCAAACAAATGCTTCGCCTTGCTGAATGTGGCATCCGTGAACTCAAGGATTTTGTAGCCACCCTGCATACCGACTTCAACCGGATGGGCGTTGTCGCTCTTGATTGTCGCCAGTAGCATATCAAGCCGTGCCTTGCCGAGTTTGTCGGCTATCATGTCTTGATTTCGCAGTGCATATCTCGCCATATCTTGATAAGGATTTACACCGCAAAGGTAAACAATAATAATGTATCTACAAAATTAAATACTGATTGAAATAAGTATTTAACATTATTTAATACACTAATATTGTTTAGTTTTGATTTGGAATTGTTACCTTTGCAATGGAATTACGAAACAGGCAATGAGCAGAAAGAATATCAAACTACGCATACGTGAAATTCTGGCCCAGAAAGGGATGACGAATAAGGCACTTGCTGATAAGATGGGAGTGCTTCCGCAACACATATCCAACATTCTTAGCGGTAGAAGTCTTTCCGTAAACGCACTTGTGAAAGTCGCGGATGCGCTCGGCGTTCAGTTCGGCGACCTGTTTGTTTCTTCGTTCACACCCAATACGCCCTTTGAGAATGAATTTGTGGCGATGGTCAAATGCCGGCGCGGAATCTTTACTGCATCCAGCCTGAATGATTTGCAGGATGTGGTCAATACCTTATCCAATCGTGCAAACAACGCCACGGAATTGATGAAGCGCACTCTTGAGCGTATGCTTCGCTTCCCAAGCGGAAAGGATAACGCGATAATATCGGAGCTGATGGCGAACCTTTCGCTCTGCATGAACCCTAATGAATGGATTGAATACTATAAGACAGAATTAGCCGACTTACTGCCGGCTAATTTCCAAGTTGATTATCGTTATCTATCCACGTTTATGACGCAGGATGACATGCTTGCGTTGGAAAGGTCGATGGCTTAACCGCCACGCTTATTCTGGCGGCGGCGCGAAGCCATGTCTTTACCTGTTGTCTTGCTTATGATAGTTCCGGTACACGGATGTATCTTGTCTTTCTGCATGACAAGCAGATTGCGGTAAGGAATTTTATAGACAACCTCATCGTAGGTGAGGCAGAGAGCTTCCATAAAAGACGCGATTTGGCCGAGCATACACTCGTTGCCAATCATTTCGGTTTTGCTACCAGCAGACTTGCGCTCCTCTGTAAAGCTGATAGCTTCATAAAATTTTGGGCTTCAATCATGGAAAAGGCGACTTCAATCCCATTTACGATTTCGTCCATAGTGCCTTTTGTCAATTCTTCACTGAGGTCTTCATTGCCCTGAATGAACCACGATAACGCCCTTGTAAGATTTTCGCTTTTTGACAGCGACATGATGATTTCGCGCAGCGTCTTTCCGTCGCCCATGTCGCGCAGCCAGAATGTCGCCCCGGCTATCTTTGCGATTGTGGGTGGCTCAATGATGTAAGACTTATCGTTGACAAATATTGTACGGTAGTCAAGACCGACAATAGCACTTGCAACCAGCCGTGCGCCATCGTTGTTTTCGGTATTTTGTGCTTCCATTTGATTTACTTTAGATTTATAAAGAATGGGGTACGTTGTCGGCGCACCCCATCTCACTTACAAACATTTCAGATGAATCGGTTTTGCTTACGCGGTCACGACCTCGGAAGAGTCGAACCAGTATTCGGACGAAACCGCATCGTTTTCCGGCTCCATTGCAGTGCCGACAATGCCGATGCCGACAGCACCGTCAGTGTTGGCCTCGCGACCGGCTACGTTGGCGTAGGGAAGTACGCAATACTGATTGTCTTCGGTCAGCGCGATGAGGGTCTTGTGGATTTCGACGATACCGCGAGGACGCTTCCATGACTTAGCGGTAGCAACACCGCCGAGGAACTCTGCTTTGGTGGCGTAGTCGTACTGGCCGATAGTCCAGTTGAACGTCACGTCGCCCATAGTCTTTGTTCCCATGCGGTAGATAGAACCGGTAAGCTGGTTGCGGTATCCATCCTGCGAAGACTCGCTTTCCTCGATAGTCCACGTGTCCTGATGGATGTTTTTGACCTCCTTTGTGGCCGCGTCTTTGAGCAGGGCGGCAAGGAGTGCGCCGGTAAGGTCTGCGGTCACTTTGCTGGGGTCAGCATAGTACAGCTTTTTGATGCCTACTGCGCAAATCTTAGGTGAATTTTCAACTCGTGTATGGGTGTTAAGGGGTTAATTATTCCATTGTATTAAGCACTTTGAAAAGCACTTTGGTGTTAATGTAGTGGGCTTTCAGATTGGCATTTTCCATCGGTATCGTAGAAGCCACTTCAAAGCGGTAAGCCGTTCCGTCATGCCATCCCATATCCTTGAGGAATTTGGTCGCCATGTGTTCAAGCTCGTTAAGCCGGGTTAAATCGGCGTTGCCGTGTGGCGTATCAGCGGCAAATAAATTGACTTCGATGAATCCTTTCTTCCATGTAGAGCCGGGGGTATACTCTTTTGCATGGATGACTACACGGCCATCCTTGCCTACTTTACCGGCGGGAATGTTGCCAGCCTGATAGACCGGCATCCCAAAGATATTTTTGCAGGCGGTGTAAAGGATGTTTGCTGCGTCAGTGGTGGTAATCATTCAAAAATCTCTTTAAGTCGTTGTTCTGCGAATAAGGCCGCATTTTCTATTACATCTTTGCCATTTGCCTCAAGTTCTGCGGCGTGGTCGCACTCGTTGTAGATGGTCAGATTGTTGTTGGCATCAACCTTGTAACGATTGCTTCTGCGCGTTTCGCCGGTGACATCATGGTAATCGCCATGCTCAACCGCGTAATCCACTGCTTCCTGACCGACGCGCTCAACTTGCTTACGCATATCACGATGAAAGCGAGCTAAAGCCGGGCGCACGTCGCTAAAGTCAAACTTACAGATAGATTTCCGCATAAGGCAGATAGTTTAATGTTTTCGGCTTAATGACACGACCCTCGCCACGGATAGTTCCGTCTGCTTTCAGACAACGCACGTAATCGCCGACTTCAATATCCGGTTCGTTGTCCTCAAGGACAACATGATATTCCGGCGTTACGACCGTGCCATCGGGCATCTTGACTTCTTTATCCCCATTGTGGTCACATCTGCATCGGCACACTTCCACCCAAGAGTCGCCAGCTTCTTCTGGAATAGGTCTTCCAAATTCATCCGACTTCTCCTCGGCGATAATGCGCTTCTGCAATATGTGGGGTGCGTAGTACATGCTTTTACCAATTATCGGTGCGGTCTATAATAGTGGAAATGCCAAGCATACCCAAGACATCATCGTTAGGGGTCACGCCCCATTTACGACAAAGCCAAAGGTAATACTTGCCCACGGAGTCGTAGTTCCACGACATCGAAAACCCGCTTTCGCTTACACTTGACAGTCGCGGCGCAAGGATGCACTCCTCAAGCGTCTGCGTCAGTGCAATGCCTACTGCGGTGGGGTCGTTATCCATGACATCGGAGTCAAGTTTCAACCCGGACGAAATAGACAAATCGACAAGCTGCGCCTCCGTGATTCCGTAGGCTTTCAACTTATCGGTTATGTAAGCGCGTATTGTCATCGGTATTATTCGTTATCGTTGGAATCTTCGGCTTCTGCTTCTTCGGGCGCGTCAGCTTCGGTGTCGGCATCGGCTTCTACCTTATCGGCTTCGGGAGCTACATCGGCGACTTCCTTTTCCTTTTTGGTGGATTTACCTTTGCCCTTACCTTTAGGCTTGGCGGGCTTCGCGTCGGCTTCTGCCTTTTCTTCGGGTTCTTTGGGAGCTTCTGCAAAGGGTTCGACAAGACCGCGAGCGGCCAGTGCCACTGCGCGGTCATTGTCAAATTCCTTTACATCTCCGGGCGCATACACGACTGCATGGTCGTATTTGTCGCGGAAAGGTACGAGGACGGTTGCTTTCATTCCTGAACAGTCTGAGAGTCGAGCGTATAGATACGGTCAACGTTGTTCAACACGGGGACAACCATAGCCTCGGAAGCGGTGAACTCGCGGAGGGGGTCTGTCTTGGAATACTTCTTTGCAAGGATGTATTCGTCGGCTACCTGATAGACTACACCATCAACACGGCGGTTGACTTCGGCGACGTTAGTCCATACAAGCGAGCCAAGCTCTTCATCGCAGACAAAGGTAATAGTGCCTTTCTTCCACGGGTTGTGGTTCTGCTTAACTCCGTTAAGCTCGGTCTTCACACGGCGCGAAACGCGGTGCAGACGGATGTTCCACTTGGTGAGGAAAAGCTGCTGGAGCTTGGAAAGGTCAAGCACGGGGATGGCTGTTGATGCAGTCATGGCGATGCCTTGGTCAAAGGCAAACTGCGCACGCACCTGACCGTTCTTGTAAAGAAGCTGGAGGGCGGTATCGTCGGCGTATGCGTCGATGATGGTGTTGGAGTCTTCGATGGACTTGTCAACGACTTTCTGAATGTCGTCAAGCGGTGTGGCGGTAGTTGCGCTCCACAGAGCCGATACGAGGAACTGATTGGCCTCATAGAAGTTCATGTTGATGCGCACGCCGGTGCCGTTGTTACGTTCGGAAATGCCCACGCCGGACGAAAGCTCGGAAAGGAAGATGTCTTCGATGCGCTCCCAGATGCCCTCGATGCAACGGGGGGTGTCGGCGAAGATGTTGTTGATGATGGTTTCAAGGGGAAGACCCTGTGCAATCATCGAATCAACGTCCTTCATCTGCTTTTCGGTCAGGTAGAGCTTCATACCTATCTTGGGGATAGTGCCGGAAGCAACCTCCAGCGTGTCACGGCTCTTGAGCGGAAGCTCGGAGTCAAGTGCCACAACGTCGGCGGCTACACGGGTGTATTCGGCAAGAATGGAAGCCCAGCGACCATCAAGCGAGAACTGGGGGCGAAGTTTCTCTTTGTAGAGATACGTCTGCGCGGAGTTGTTGCGCTTTTCGTTCAGACGTTCAACCACGGCCAGAACGAGGCCGGGGAAGTATTTCTGCGCGTAATCGAAATAGAATGACTGTTTAACTCAGATACTCGGTTTTTATGCTTCTTCGTCCTTTTCAAAGGAAATTTTGCAGGCAGCCGTGAACGCGGTCAGGATGTCTGTCATGGGATAGGGGGTCATGTCGGGATTGACAATACCTATCGTCATAATGGAAGCAGCGGGGTTTTTCTTACTGATTGAGCGATAGAGAACGCCGGCGTAGGATGCGCCGGTAGGGAGTGTGCCGTACTTGGCGGGCTGAGCCGCAACAGCAGGGTTTTCGCCCTGTGCGGGCTTCGCGGGAACAGCCGCGATGACGGGCATCGGGGCATACTTTCCGTCGGCCTTTTTGATGATGACGTGGCCGGCGAGAACAGTGTCATCGACAAAATCCGAGCAGTCCAGTGTACGACCACCGGCGATGCCGGCAATGTACTTGCGGATTACTGAGGAATCATTACCGAAGACAACCGTTTCCTTGTTGGGTGAGATGTCATTTTTCATAATTCTCGTTGGGGTTTAGTTGTTACTTAACAAGGCTTGCAGCTATCGAAGCGAGGTCTTCCTTAGTCGGCTCGTTGCCGGCGAGGGGGAATCCGCCACGACTACCCGGCAGGATGTTTGTGTTGATATTGTTCGCAACCTTTGTCAGCGTTTCGGTGATGACCTCCTCGCTCGCGTCTTCCGCGATTGTGAAGCCCTCGTCGATACGCCACTGGGGAACGCCCAACTCTTTGGCTTTCGCCATTATCATCGCATTGCGTGCTGCCTTGGCTGCGGCTGCTTCCGATGCGGCGTTCTTGTCAACAAGTTCCTTGACCTGCTTTCCAAGACTGTCACGTGATTCGGTAAGCGTTTTCAGGTTGGCCGCATATTCTTCGTCGCGCTTCTTGCCGGCGGCGGTCAGCTCTTCCACCTGCTTGCGGAGGGCTTCAACGTCGGGGTTTGTAACCGGGTCGGTATGCTCGCCTTTCTTTTTGGCGGCGGCTTCTTCCTCGGCTTTGCGACGGGCTTCTTCGGCTTCCTGCTCCTTTTTGCGAGTTTCTTCTTCATGCTTCTTACGCTCTTTTTCAAGCGCATCAGTGACGCGCTTATCGTTGGCTTTCTGAAGACCCTCAAGCTCCTTACGCTGGCAAGCCACGACAGCATCGATGTTATCGTCAGTCACAAGACCGGTCGCTGCAAGGGAATCGGCTTTTGACATCAGATATTCATCGCCTAACCCAAGAGAGGAATACTCCTGTTTTAGTTTTGCAAAGATTTTAGCTTTCATTGGATGTTGTTTGGGGTTTAAGTATTCTACGCAAAACTACGATTAAAAAGAGCAACCACATTATTAAGGGAACACGCACTCACGACTTTATTTGTTTGGTCGTAACTTTCTACGGAATAGGACGAAAAAGCGCATCGTTTCACAACGACACGCTCCGCAAAAGTACAATTTGATAATAACAACAATACTTCGGTTATTTTTGA